CCAAGAAAATAATTTGCTATTAATTTTATTTTCTTTTGAAAAAATATAAGGCTTAGAAAATGTTTTATCATTAAATTGCTCTTTTAATTTATTACACGCAATAATATATTTATTGATTGTTTCTTTTCTTTCTAACCTTAGTTTACAACTTTTCTTTTCCATTTTTATTTTACTTTTAATTTTAACATTTTAATTACTAAAGAATCAGCATTTACAGTACCGCCTTCATCTGTTACCGTTAATAAAGCTTTTACTAATTGGTTTAATTCTTTTAGTTCTTTTTTTAATTCTTGTATTTCTTGGTTAACTTCTGGATTCATATTAATTGAATTAAGTTGTTATAATATTCTCTACATTCTTCTATTCGTGTTTTAATAGCTTCGATTACTTCATCGTCTCGCTTTACTACGTGCGTTTTAACACGCTTTTCCTTAGGTATATGCATGAAAGTGTGTTTGTCTTCTACAAAGGCTCTTATATCGTCGCTTTCTCCTATTACATTTTGTTTCCAGTGTTCCCTTCTAACTTCATCGTCAACAATTTGTTTAGGCGTATCAATCAAACAATAGCATAATAAAGCTTCTTGTTTGTCAGTTAGCCACATATAACCCTGAAGTTGGTAGTAATAATCTTTGTTATTTAGTTCATTTTCTATTACCTTGTCAAAAAACGTAAACGCATCCCAAGAACTTTTAACATCTATTAGTACATCCGTGTTTACATCTGGCTTTCCTGTTACCCAGTCATTAGAAAATTGTTCTTCATTCTTGTAAATAAAGCCTACGTCTAAAACACTTTCAGTTAATTTAATCGCTTCGGGTTCTACTTCGTTTCCTTTGTCCGTGTATCTACTCCAGAACTCTTTGTGTATTCCGTATTTTTCTTGAATTGCTAATTCTAAAATGTAGCTTTTAGTAGTTTGAGAAAGACGTTCCCCCTTTGTACGGGGGTTCGTCATTATTTTACCGATTTGTGAACAACGTACTTTCATAACAATAATGCTTTTTCTTGTGCTTCGCTTAATTGAAATTTCTCTTTTAACTTTTCGATAGTAATTTTACCTTCGTTAATTGCTTTTAAAGCATCAGTAAATCTTTTGTTATCCAACGTTTCTTTTTTAGGTTTTTCCTGTTCTCCTGAAGCGTCCGTGTCTTTGTCGGTAACTAAACCTAAAATTGAACTTAAACAGTACCTACGAAAATACGTAACACCCGAACCGAAACTTTGAAAGTCATTCATTCCTTTTAGTTGTACATACGGTATTAAAGTATTTGAATCTATTGTTTCTCCAGTTTCAACGTGAAATAAAACCGTTTTAAGGTAGTTTAATCCGTCTTGTGAGTTAATTAATTGTGTGAATCCTAATCCGTGTTTTTGCATCAATGGATTAATTTCTTCAAAGATTTTAGGTAAATCAGCGTAGGTATAACCAAACCCTTGCGTTCCTTTGTGAATTACTTTTACTTCTTGCTGGAACGCTGCCAGACTTTTTAATACATTTTTCATATAACTTTGTTTAATTTTCTACAAATATAATATTAATTTTTAATATAACAACAATTCAAAAAAAATTATTTTAATAATTGGCATTCGTCTATATTGTTTTCCTTTGCGTATTGCAATAAATATTCAATAGCATCTTTTTCTTTTCTAAAACATTTTAAATACTTGTGTGTAGTCTTTGCGAAAACACGGTAGTAAAAATAACTTTGCTTAGGGTGTTTTACTTCAGTTCTAGTTATAAGTTTATACTTCATATTGTTTTATCTTTTTTTTGTAGGTGTTAATTATTTCTTTTAATTCCTCAATCGTGAACTTCCGTGTTTTATTAGCTTCAGCTTCCAAAAGTGTTAATTGTTCAATCCCTATCTTGTTAATTAATCTACTTCTATATTCGATTAAATTACCGCTTAAATACTGGTTACACGTAATGCAACTGCTATGGACGTTAAATTCATTAAAACGAACGTTCCAATGATTATTAGCATTGAAGTAATGCGAAGCGTTTACACGTCCTGTAATTGGTTTGTCGCAGCTTATACAAGGTAATCCTTTATCTCTTAAGTTAATATACTTGTTAAATACTTGCTGGGCAATCTTCACGTGGTCTTGAACGGTCATTAAGTCTAATTTTAACTTCGCTTTTTTACGTTTCCAGTTCTTTTGTTTTACATCGTTTATCCATTCAGTTACACAATTCGGATCGAAGCAATTCTTTTGCAAAAACACGGACGGTTCAAAGGGTTGTTTACAATACTTACATTTTCGTGTTTTCATAGTTTTATAAATTTAAAAATATGTTCAATTACGGGCAACGTCCATCCATCACCTAATAAGGATCCCGCTTTTGCTTTTGATAAAATACTTGTATATCCATCCGGGAAACCTTGTAACCGTTCCATTTCAATTTGATTAAGTGTTCTGACTTTTCCGTCTTTATATGAATATAAATTATTATTTGATTCCATTAAACAAGGGCTTTTACCTTTAGTAACACGTCCTCTTCTTGTTTTTGAAGTAGGAAAACTCAAATCTAAAACATCGTTTTCAGTTAAAATATCGTAACCTTTTTTGGTGTTTGTCTTAACTCTTACTTCATTATTTTCAACGTACACAATAGGACAAATACCAATATTATCACGGCTTTTTAAATATTTTTGTGCTTCTTTTGAATTTTCGTTTTTAAACGTATTTTTTGAAACGTAACCTTCTAATATTGCTGTTGACTTTTCTCGTTCAACGTGTCCATCTGTAATAATATCTTTAAACATTATTTTTTTGTCCTTTGGCTGCGGAATATCAGTAACTAAATCAAACATCGTTTCTTTGGTTTTTATGTTACTCCAATAATATCGATCGCGTAATTGTGCGGTAACTAATTTTGAATTAATGCGGACCGGGTAAACTCCTAATTCACGGCTCATTATTCCAACGTCTAATTTTGACGCGCTTCCAACGTTTTCTTGTAAAAATAGAACTTTTGGATTGAGATTTTTAACGTGGTTTAATATTTCAACGAAAATAAAAAATAAACTTGATTTTTTGCCGTTTATTCCTGCTCGTTTTCCTGCTGCGCTTAAATCTTGACACGGTGAACCACTTAAAATTAAATCAATGCTTTTCCAGTCTATATTCCATTCACGCCATTTTGTAACATCGCCAACTTGAATTGTATCCGGAAAATGATATTGTGTTAATTCTATTGCGTACGGTTTAATTTCACTTGAATAGTATTTATTAACTTTTATACCTACATTTTCAAGCGCTTGCCGCCCTGTATTCATTCCATTAAATAAGCTAACTACATTCATAGTCCTTCAATTAAATTAGTTACGTGTGTTTTTAAACTCTTATTTTCTTGTTTTAGCTTTATGTTTTCAAGTTCTAATTCGTGATTTCGTCTATTCGTAGCCATCAGCATTTTATCTACATGGTTTAAATATTGCACCGCCTCACCTACTTCAGTTAAACTCTTTTCCATTGATTCGATTAGTTCTTTACGGTCGGGTCTTTTTTGTTTTATTTCTTCTAGTGTATTGTTTATTTTCCAATATACTATATTTAATCCAGCTTTGCGTTTTATCATTTCTAACATACTTCTTAATTTAAAGTCCACAATATCCACTATCGCAATCGTTAAAATCATTATCAAATAATTCTAATTGCGTTCTATAATTTTTTATTTTTTCGTATGTAATACCGTTTTTAAAAGTACATCCGTTTTTTCGTTCCATTTCAATAAACCAATTAAATTGTTTTTCTGCCTTGTTACTCATGTGTTTTAGCATTAATTCGCTACGGTGAAAACATCCAACGCAATTATTTTGATATGCAAATCTAACTGGCTTATCTTTCCAAAAATTTTCGATAGTGTCTTTAAAAATAGCATCTTTAATTAAAGGAAATTCCGTTATTCTATACGGTAATTCTTTCCATTTGTTTCGACCGTTTTTATTTCCTACCTTAAATTTAAAGTTTTCTATTCCGTTTATTTGTCTTTCAATCATTCTATTTGCACGACTTAATTCGTTTGCTCTAAATCCTATTCTCATTTGCACGGGTAATTCCGTGTTCTCATAGCACCATTGAGCAATTGGTTTAATTTTCATATCTACGGTGCAAAAACGTGTAACTTGGTTGGGTAAATAATTTTTACCGTTTGCCATTTTATAGTTGCTTATAACCTCGTCAAATGTTTTTTCACTTAACCAAACTATTTCTTTGCCTAAATATTGTTCTAAATCGAGCATAGTGTAAATTATAGTATCTTCTTCAAGCGTGCCTATAAATTCCGTTCCTATTTTGTCGCTTACTATTTGTCGAATTTTAGCATCAGGAAATAAACAATTTGTGTCACTTGTACGAACTAAGGCAAATACGTTATAATCAGCTGGATAATTTACTGCTATGTAACTTGAAGTTTTACCACCGCTTAAACTATTAACCGTTTTCATGTTTCTTTATTTAAAATGGCATAGTCATTTCGCCATCCTTGTTTTCAATTGGTTTTAATTCTTCAAATGCACCTTGTTTCATTCGTTCGCTAAACGAAAGTAATTCTTTTCCGTTTACAATATCAGGGTTACGTACGGGAAAACTATTTGAAACGGGTCTTAATTCGTGTTTTTGTCGCATAGCGTATATTTTATTTCCTACCATGTCTTTTATATAGTATTGATATTTTTCAACGTCTAAATACATTTTGTAAGTACCGTTTTTTGAAACGCCCTTAGGTTTACTTTTAGCCACTTTTAAGTGTACTTCGTTTTCTTCGTATAGATTACCTTCGCTATCCATTACTCCAGCTGGTGGCCGCCAAGGAATTAAAACAGTTAAACCTTTTCTAAACCACACTTGACCGCCAGCGAAGTCACGCGCCGTTGGCATAGGGTAAAATGTATGTCCGTTTTGTGTTACGGGTGCTTGGTCACGTACATGATTTATAATACAGTTATGTCTTTTCGTCTTTCGGGCGTTTTTACGTGCCATCCCTAAAATTCTACTTAAATATTTATCTTCGCGGCCCAAGTCCGAATGTATGTATTCTTCAGTAAGTTCGTTCCAGGGGTCTATTGTAGTTGTGTTAATTGTTATTTCTTGCGTACGTTCAATTTCATCTACTAATTTATAAAAGTTTTCAAGCGTTAAATCTTCGTCAATAGGGTCAATTACTATAAAATGATCGTTAACAAACATTTCCGCAGCCACTTGTTCACCTTGTGTCATGTTGTTTTCGCCTATTGTGTACGGTTTTCCGATATATTTATAGCATAATTCCGCGTAAATTTCCGCAGCGTTACCCGTTTCAGGGGAAAATATTACGTGTTTCCAACCGTGTAAGCAACTTAAATTAATTAGAAACTCGAACCATATTTCAGTTTTACCACTTGCTGGTGCTGCTCCTATATAAGTTGTACACCCTTGTTTTACCGTGTACGGTATTTGGTCAAAAGTCCAGCCTATTGAATTACCGCGTACGTTCTTTTCGTGCCTTATATTGTGTAATTCCGTTTGTAGGTCGCTTAGTCTTTTATACATTTTATTCGTGTATTATGTTAGGTGTATAAGTTTTGAATTCGTCTTTACGAATGTAAGGCAAAGTATTATTTAATTTCGTTTTCCAATTCATAATTTTTTTATCGTTGCCGTCTTTCCATTCGTTCACTTTCCAACTTTCGTATTTTAGTCTAACATCCTCTTTGTTTACGGTTGGAACTTGTGAAATTGCATATTCTAAAAATTCAGAAAATTCAGGTATATATATTTCTTTCTTTTCTTTATTTACATTCTTGTTAGTGGTTACTCGTTGGTTGCTCGTTGGTTGCTCGTTTGTTATTTCGTTGGTTGATACTTGATATTTTTCATAGCTAACTATTTGTAATATAGTGCCTTGCGAACTTGTTTCGCTGGTTATTTCGTTGGTTGAAATTAGCTTGTTTAACGCTGTTCTAATTTGTTGTGAACTTAAACCCGTTTCACGTGCAAGTAAGTCGCGACTGGTGACAATAGAACCGACTTTTAATTCAATACCTTTAAATCTTTTTTCTTTGTGATTAGCTTTTAAAAGCAAATGAAGAAATAACCTAAAACAATTATTATCTGAATACCATTCCCATTCGAGAATTTGCCTATGGAGTTTTATCCATCCGTGTTGATTTATCATGGTTGTTATTTATAAAATAATCCCCGTACCAATAGCCACAACCACGAGGCATTTCGAGTACAGGGATTAATAAAAAAGTCTTTCTGTTCATGTGGTTGTCATTTCAGATGTACAAATATACAAATTATTTTATAATTACTGTTGGTATTGCAGAATTAATTTCAAATATTTCGTCTATTTCTAATAATCCATTTGAATAAAACGCTCTGTAATACGTTAAATTCGTTTGTTGATCGTGGATTCTTTCTACTTCAGTTAAATAATATACTTTCATAATTAATCAAATTCATTATTAATCCATTTTTTTAAAACTTTTCTTTTCCAGTATTGAAATACTCTATTGTTACGCACCGTTAAAGGCTGGTGGTGATACCGTGTTAAATTACGTCTTACTTTCATCTTACACCACGTTTTAAACCTTCAATAAATTGATGCCTTGTTACTACGCTTAACTTGTTTTTAAAGTCAAAGAATTCAAACACGCTACCTTCATATCCAAAATCTATTTTCTTAGCCTTAGATTGAATAGTAAAGAAATAGTTTATTTCGTCTTTTTCTATTTCAAATGTTTTGATTCCCTGATTTCTAAATACTACCGAGTAGATTGTACCGCCAAACTCTTCACTTTGCACAATAGCAAAAGGCGTACGCGTTAAATACAATTCTTTTAAAGTTATTTCTGTTTTCATTTTTCGTTTATTTCATTATAAATTGATCCAATTAATATTGCTATAAAACCAACCGCAGCCAGTAATAAAGCCATTTTTGCTTCTTCTGCCATTCTATTCTGATTTAAATTTTACTTTTAATTACTAATTTTAATTCTCCGTTAATATCCGATTCTACTTCTTCGTGAATTTTATCCACGTACTTTTGGCTAAATTCTATTTCGTGCCATTTATCTGCCGTTAGAATGCTTTTCTTTTGGTTGTGGTACGTTTCTACTCCCGAGCTAATTAACGCGCTTAAATCGCTTAAAATAGATATTAAATCGCCTTTTTCAGTCCATTCGAACGTAACTGTAACTTGCTTAGTTCGTTTTTTCTTAATTTGCCAGTTCATTTTGTATAGTTTAATATTGCGTCTAAATAATCATTGTATAGCTTTTCGTTGAATGATCCGCCTTTGTCTTCAGGACAAATTTTAGTTATCCATTTGCGCTTTAAATAAGCTACGTTAGGACGGTGCGGAAAATACGTGTTAACCACGTTTTTAATTTTTGAGTTCATGTCTTTTAAATTTAGAAATTAATACTAAAGATAAACATAATACGCCAGCACCTAATAATAAATAGCTTTCGTAGTTAGCACCCAACAAAATAATTATTGAGTTAATTAAAATTCCTGTTCGTTTTTTCATAATGCTTGTTTAAATATTTCAACAAATTTAATATAAATAATTAATATAACAACTATCTAAACGAAATATTTTAAAAAAAGTTTCATATAAATAAAAAACCCCTACCGAAATAGGGGTCAATCATAAATTAAACAAAGCATCGTATGAAATGCGTACAAATATAAAAAATTATTTTCCTACTTTGAAACGTCTTAAAATAAATTTTACTATTCTTTTAGCAATTGCTTTCCAAAGAACCCCTTTGGCATCGACTTTCACCTCCACGCCCTCGGGGGTTTTCTTCACGTGAATATCTATATTTTTACCGTCTAAATTAAACTCTTTGTTTATTTCGTCACGCACTACTTGAATATCTACGTTCTTCGTGTCAATGTCTAACTTAATGTTAGTACCGTCTTTTTCTAAATTCACGTCTATATTATTCGTGTCAATGTTTATTTTTTTCTTTGCCATAATTATTTATTTTGTCCAACGTGCAGCCGTCCCTCTGCAGTCGTAATGTATCCACGTGCTATATATTCCTAAACCGCCTTGTTTCATTTTGCCTGAAGCTATTAACTTTTCGATTATTGCCGCTACTTGTTTAGGCGTGTATCCTTCAATTTTTAAATCAGCAGCTTCGCCCGTAATATGTCTTGATTGACTTGCGCCGCCTATTTTCTTATTAAAAGACGGATCACGATAGCCGCTTGTTATCTTAATAGGCTTCTTTACCTCATCACGTAAAACTTGTAAGTTCTTCGCCAGTTCTTGAATGTTACGTAAAATAGTTTCAGTAAGCGGGAAATTGTGCTTATTAAACTCGTTTAAATTAAAATTGTTAGTTAGCTTCATAAATTATTTTTTCGCTAATTTACGGTTTTTATTTTCAAGTACCGCAACCGTATCACTTTTTACGCTTGGTAAAGGTGGTTGTTTTTCTTCAATAGGCTTTCTATTGTAGTATTCGTTTTTATCTAAGCAGTTGTACAAACGTGCTTTAACGTCTTGCACTTCAAAATGCGTGTACGCTAACCATAACGCAAGTACTCCTACCGCGCCTTGTTTTTTTATCACTTCAATAAATTGTGTAACTGGTATCATTTTCATAATTAATTTTCAAATGGTGGTGGGGTTGGTTTTGGTTCGTATGGTATCAAATCTAAGTCTTTTACCCAAAGATAATCAGGGTTAACACACTGCTCCATTT